CCGTGCTCGTAGATATAGGCGAAGGTCTTTTCCATTGCCCGCACCATTGGCGAGTGCACGAGCGCCGGATCGTCATCGACCACTTCCTCGAACACGATCAAGATCAGATCTCCCGGCCGAACCAGCGGATGCGGCCGATGATCCTGATCTCTTCGGCGGTGCGCTCATAGGGGCTGTAGAACGTGTTGTCGGAAATGATGCGCACCTGCGGCGGCTCCGAGTTCGGGATGTGCTCGAGGCGCTTGGCCACCAGTCCCATGCCGTCGAACAGCACGAAGATCCCGGGCGGCGTCGGCATGCAGCGGGCAAGGTCGACGAGAACGACATCGCCGTCGTGGAGCGTCGGCATCATGCTGTCGCCCTCCACATGCATGATGCGCAGGTTTGCCGGGTTGGCACGCAAGCGATGCGTGATCCACGAGCTTTTAAAGTGGTAGGGCTCGCCGTTCTCCACCTCGTCCGCGACGAGCTTGCCGCCGCCCATCGATGCCGTCACCTCGACCGACGGGATCGCCACAAACGGGTCCTCTTCTTCCTCCAGGGCAGGCTCATCCCCCTCGATCATGCCCTTGCCATGCAGGAGCCAGTTGCGATCGACCTTGATGATCGCCGCGACCTTGTCGAGCTTTTCCAGGTTCGGCCGCTCCGAGCGGCCGCGCATGATGTCGTAGACGAAGGACCTGTTGACACGCGCCTGCTCGGCCACCTCACGCGCATTCAGCCCCAGCTGTTCGGCTCGGGCTCTCAGTCTGTCGGCGATGGTGATGCTCATGGTTTCGTCCGGCATGTGGATTTTGTGGATTAGAGAGGATTGATTCATCCGCGTCAAGAGAATAGAACATAACAGGAACAAAAAATCTGCGGAGCGGGTGCGTGGGATGGCGTCGATCGAGAAGGATTAATTCGCGCTGGACGAGCTGGAGGAGCGATGGGAGGTGCCGCAGCGCGATCTGGCCTATCTCGCCGAAAACGGCCTGCTGAAGGTCTCCGTCCGCCTCTACGGGGCCCAGCTCGAACATGGCAGCTACGAGGAGATCGACGAAGGGCAGTGGTGCTCCATTCCCGAGAGCCAAGCCCCCTTTCACGGGCTTCAGGATCTGCGCACCCATGACGCCTACCGGCTGTTTCACGAGGGCGCGCTGCGGATCGATCGTTTCGAGGCTCCGAAGGATCGTTACTGCGTCGTGCTACGACCCGAGGATGGAATCCTGATCCGGAAGGAGGAGCTGGTCGTCCGGCGCGAGGAGCGCGACCGCGCCGAAGCCAAGCACGGGCTGGCCGGTACGCGGCGGACATCCGAAATCGTCTTCGAGCAACGGCACGATTTCAGCGAGATCGTTCTCGGGGAGCGAACCTTCATGCTTGGCCAGATCCAGGCGCGGGTCGTGCGCATCCTTCATGAGGCGGCCATGCGCGGCGTTCCGTGGCAGCATGGCAAGGCGGTGCTGGCCGCAGCCGGCTCTTCCTGCACGCGCCTGTCGGACCTGTTCAAGACACAACCGGAATGGCGCAGATTGATCCAGTCCGACCGGCGCGGCCGTTACCGGCTCAATATCCGGTTCTTCTGATCCCCCTCCCTCACGCCCGGTTCCGCCGGGCTTTTTCGTATTTCCATGCCGGCGCATCCCCCTGTCATCCCCTTGCCCATCCCCCTTCATGCGCAAGAAACGGTGATTCCGATCCCCTGACGATCCACTTTCCATCCTGACGACACCATTCTGATCCTCCGCCATCCTCTCCGCAGGTTTTCTCAAGGACCCAAGGAGAACGAGATGGCTACCAGACACCTCTCCCAGATCGAGCTCGCCGCTCGCTGGAACATTTCGCACCGCACGCTGGAACGCTGGCGCTGGACGGGTGAAGGCCCGCAATTCGTCAAGCTCGGCGGCCGCGTCGTCTATCGCCTCGAGGATGTCGAAGCCTACGAGGCCGAGCAGATCCGCCAGAGCACCGCCGGCCACCGCCACCAGGCTACGGCATGAGGGGGCGGTGATGACGATCTCCAACCACATCACCCTCGATGATCTGCGCAGGATGCAGGTCGGAGAGATCGTCGCCCTGCCGGCCGAGCAGCTTGTCCTCTTGCAGGATGCGGCCAGCGAGGCTCTGCGCAGCACGAAGGCAATCAGCGACTGGCTCGAAAGCGCCATCGCGCTCAAATACACCGATCGCGCCGTGATGGCGCGCATGGAGGCGAGCAAGGACACCGGAACCGTCCGCTTCGATGACGGGGCGGTTACCGTGATCGCCGACCTGCCCAAGCGCGTCGATTGGGACCAGGCACAGCTTGCGCAACTGGTGGAGCGTATCAGCGCCGCCGGTGACGATCCCACCGAATATGTCGACGTCAGCTTCAAGGTAGCCGAGCGCAAATACGCCGCCTGGCCCGAGTCGATCCGCCAGACCTTCGAGCCCGCCCGCACGGTCAGGACCGGCGCACTCAAGGTGAAGCTCGAACTGAACGGGGGTGCCCAATGACGGCCGCACTCCCCATCATCTCCGCCGACCAGCGTCTTGCCGAGCCGCGCGGCATCAAGGGCACGATCTTCGGCAAGTCCGGCATAGGCAAGACCAGCCTTCTTTGGACGCTCGACCCCGCCACCACGCTGTTCATCGATCTGGAGGCCGGCGACCTCGCCATCGAGGGATGGTCCGGCGACAGCGTCCGGCCGCGCACATGGGCCGAGTGCCGCGACTTCGCGGTCTTCATCGGCGGCCCCAATCCGGCGCTGCGGGACGACCAGGTCTACAGCGAGGCCCACTTCGCGGCGGTGTGCGAGCGCTTCGGCGATCCGGCTTCGCTCGACCGCTACCACACGGTCTTCATCGACTCGATCACCGTCGCCGGACGGCTCTGCTTCCAATGGTGCAAGGGGCAGCCCGAGGCGTTCTCGGAGAAAACCGGCAAGCCCGATGTCCGCGGCGCCTATGGCCTGCACGGCCGCGAGATGATCGCGTGGCTCACGCATCTCCAGCACACGCGGGCGAAGAACGTCTGGTTCGTCGGGATCCTCGATGAGAAGCTCGACGACTTCAATCGGCGCATCTTCCAGCCGCAGATCGACGGCTCGAAGACCGGCCTCGAGCTGCCCGGCATTGTCGATGAAGTCCTGACGATGGCCGAGATCAGGGACGAGTCCGGCGCGCCGTACCGTGCCTTCGTCTGCCAGACGATCAACCCCTGGAACTTCCCGGCGAAGGATCGATCCGGCCGTCTCGACCTGATCGAGGAGCCGCATCTCGGCCGCCTGATGGCGAAGATCCGCGGCCCCGTGAAGCCCGCCTCCGAGCGGCTGGCCTATCGCAGCCCGCCCCCGGCCGCGACGGCGCCGACCTCCGACGCCCCCACCCATTCCGAAAACGCCTGACCGAGGAGACCCCAGCCATGACTGGATCCTGGAACGATTTCAACGACGCCAAGCAGAACAGCAACATCATCCCCAAGGGCACGCTGGCCAAGGTGCGCCTGACGATCCGTCCGGGCGGATTCGATGATCCGGCGCAGGGCTGGACCGGCGGATACGCCACGCGGGGGACCACCGGCTCGGTCTATCTCTCGGGCGAGTTCACGGTTCTCGAAGGGCCCTTCGCCCGGCGCAAGATCTTCACCCTGATCGGGCTCTACAGCCCCAAGGGACCGGACTGGGCGAACATGGGCCGCAGCCTGATCCGCGGCATGCTCAACTCCGCGCGCGGCATTTCGGACAAGGACACTTCCGCTCAGGCCCAGGCCGCCCGTCGTATCAGCGGCTTTGCCGATCTCGACGGGCTCGAGTTCGTGGCGCGGATCGACATCGGCACCGACACCAACGGCGAGGAGAAGAACGAGATCCGCGCGGCCGTAACGCCGGATCACAAGGAGTATGCCGCTCTCATGGGTGGCGTGCCCGGTGTGGCAGCGCAGCCGCAGGCTCAGCTTTCCCAGCCCTCCATGCCCCAATCTTCAGCACCGGCCGCGGGCACGCGCCCGTCCTGGGCGCAGTGAGGCGGCCATGCTGCTGCGTCCCCGCCAGAAACAGTTCGTCGAGCGCAGCGTCCGCGCGCTCGACGAACACGGAAACACCCTCGGCGTCGCGCCGACCGGAGCCGGCAAGACGATCATGCTCTCGGGGGTCGTCGGTCGCATGGTCGGCGAAACCCCGAAGAGCACGGGCGCCAAGGCCTGCGTGCTCGCCCACCGCGACGAGCTGACCGCTCAGAACCGCAGCAAGTTCGGGCGGGTGAACCCGAAGATCACGACCTCGGTCGTCGATGCGAAGGAGAAGTCGTGGGCTGGACAGGTCACCTTCGCGATGGTGCCGACGCTGGCGCGCGCCGGTAATCTCGACCAGCTGCCCGCGCTCGACCTCCTGGTGATCGACGAGGCACACCACGCGGCCGCCGACAGCTATCGCCGCATCATCGACGCTGCGCTGCAGCGCAACCCCGCGTGCCGCGTCTA